TAATGCGGACATAGTAGTAAATCAAGGAGGAACATCCTCCGGGAAGACCTATGCTATTTTGCAAGTATTATTTGCAAAGGCTATTAATGAAACTTGTATAATTACGGTGGTAGGGCAAGATATACCTAACCTTAAAGTAGGTGCCGGTAGAGATGCGGATGATATCGTATTAGGTTCTCCGGCTATTAGGCAACAAATAATATCATTTCATATATCTGCAAGAACTTATAGATTTAAGAATGACTCCATAATAGAGTTTAAGTCCTACGAGAACGAACAAGATGCCAAGTCCGGTAAAAGAGACTACCTATTCATAAACGAAGCCAATGGTATCCCTTATAACGTCTTTGAGCAGTTACATCTTAGAACAAGAAAACAGACCTTCTTAGATTACAACCCGGATGCTTCCTTTTGGGTACACGAGAAAGTTATCCCATTACCGACTACGGAACTAATAATATCAGATCATAGGCATAATCCTTTTTTAAGCGATAAAACAAGAGAGAAGATCGAAGCACTTAAAGACAAGGACTTGGATCTATGGAAGGTATACGCAAGAGGCATTACCGGCAGAATAGAAGGTCTTGTACTTCGTAAATGGTTTATTACAAAGGAGGACTTCTCTGACAAGAAGCTAATTGGATACGGAATGGATTTCGGGTTTTCGAATGATCCCACATCTTTCATAGAGGTTAGAATGGAGAACGGAGAGTTGTGGGTTAAAGAGTTAATATATGAGCCGGGACTGACTAACCAAGATATAAGCAATAGATTAGAGATACTCGAAGTAAGCAGAGGGGCTTTGATTATAGCGGATAGTGCGGAGCCAAAAAGTATAGAAGAGTTAAGACGTATGAGATGGACAATAGATGGCGTTAAGAAGGGTACAGATAGCCTTATGTTTGGTATTAACCTACTAAAGGGATACACCATAAACGTACACGCTTCAAGTAAGAATTTGATAAAGGAATTAGAGCAATATAAATGGAAGGTGGATCGAGCCGGGAAGACACTTAATGTTCCTATCGATGCACATAACCACGCTATTGATGCTCTTAGATATTTAGTAATGCATAAATTCAGTAAACAAGGATATGGGACATATAGAGTTATCTAAAATGAGTGTTGGTCAATACCAACTATTACACGAGATCGATGGGGAGTTACCTATAATGGAGCAGAATATCTATGCGGTAGCTGCCATTAGAAATATAACCTACGAGGAAGCAAGCAAGATCAAGCTAAAAGACTTTGCAATTATGATAGCCGAACTTGGAGACTTTAACATAAGGCAATTAGAGAAGCTAAAGATTAATAGCAATATAACGCTAAATGGCACCAAGTATTATGTAGAGCATAAGCCGGATAAGCTAACAAGCGGTCAGCTATTAGACATAATAAACATCCGAAGCAAGTATCAAGGCGAGGGTGTAAAGGTTATGGATCTTCTCTTAGCTGCCATAAGTAGACCGGAGGGCAAGAACTACGGAGATGATAATCTTACTTTAAACGAGAGGGCTGCTTTGTTTAGGGGAGCAGAATTAAGCAAGGTATGGAATATCTTTATTTTTTTTTGGAATCTTTGGAGCGATTACTTGAGCAGTACAGAGGACTCTTTGAGCAAGTGGATGAGGGAAACGATACTAATGACGAGGGAAATTTTGGACAACGATGGGGACTCTTTAGCATAATAGAATCGATGGCAAAACTCCATAATATAAGCATAAACGAAACAACGAAATTAGGAGCGATTGAGTTCCTAAATTGGTGGGCTTACTTAGTCGAGAAAGCTAACCACGAAAAACAACTATACAAATGACACCACAAGAAGAGAAATTATTTGATAGCCTTTTAGTCTATTGGCAATTAGTCGTAGATGAGTTAGTCAAGAATCTGTACATAGCTAATAAGGTACGAAGCGGAGAGACTGTCCAAAGCATAGGCGAGTTTAATCAGAATCCTATAAGTATGACTTCCTCCGGGTTTAGGGTGCAGATAAATATGCCAAGTCACTATCAGTATTTAGATGAGGGAGTAAGCGGTGCGAAATATAACAAGGGCATATCCCGGTTTAAGTACACCAACAAATTACCTCCGGTATCTAAGATAAGGGCTTGGATGGATTTAGTCCCAACAAGATGGGTTCCTAAAAACACTAAGTCCGGAAGGATGAAGGATGAAGAGTCTATGATGAAAGGAATAGCGTTTGCCATAGCAAGAAATATCTTTAACGAAGGTTTAGAACGTACAGACTTTTACTCTAAAGCGATTAATGATCAAAAGATACTTGACTTCGAGAAGCAGCTAATGGAGCA